AGCTTACCAGAACTTGAGAATTGGATTATTACTTGGACATTTAGCGAAACTATCCATTCTCGTTCTTACACACACATCATACGTAATATCTACCCTAATCCTTCTAAAATATTTGACGAAATGATGGATATTCAAGAAATTGTTGATTGTGCTGATTCTATCTCAGAACATTACGATGATCTTATTGAAATGACAAAATGGTATCAACTATTTGGTGAAGGTGAGCATAGTGTAACATCGACAGAAGACGATGACCCTATTGATGGTATGAAACTAGGAGTATTTCAAAGAAGTTGTAATAAGTCTATTTCCTTGTATGACTTGAAAAAGAAGTTATACTTGTGTATGGCTAGTGTTAATATTCTTGAAGGAGTACGTTTTTATGTTTCATTCGCCTGTTCTTGGGCATTTGCTGAACTCAAAAAGATGGAAGGCAACGCTAAAATCATTAAATTGATAGCTCGTGACGAAAATGTACATCTAGGTTCAACACAACAAATTCTTAAGCTATTACCACAGGATGATCCTGATTTCGCTAAAATTGTTAAAGAGTGTGAATCAGAAGTCGTTGATATGTTCGTAGAGGCAGTTAACCAAGAAAAAGAGTGGGCTAACTATTTATTCAAAGACGGCTCTATGATCGGTCTTAATACTCAGTTATTATCTGATTATATTGAATGGATTGCTCACAAACGTATGACTGCTATTGGTGTAAAATGTCCGTATTCAGTACCTCGTGCTAATCCTCTACCTTGGACTCAAAAATGGATATCAGGAGCTGAAGTTCAAGTAGCTCCTCAAGAAACTGAAATCTCCAGTTACGTAAATGGAGGAACTAAACAAGACGTATCAAAAGATACATTTAAAGGATTTTCTCTATGATTGACCTGAATAAATATAAAGAATTTGTTAGTGCTGTAACAAGTCAAGAAAGTAATAATGTAAGAAAACTTATTCAAAAACTTGAAGACCTTGACACTAACGTTAATATTGCCCTGCTTATGACAGGAGGAATTGGTTTAGCCTCGGAAGGTGGTGAATTTAACGAAATTGTAAAAAAGTGTGTATTTCAAGGTAAACCATTAGATGATGATACAATCTTTCATATGAAGCGTGAACTAGGAGATATATTGTGGTACTGGATAAATGCGTGTCGTGCACTAGACCTAGATCCTAATGATGTTGTAGAAGAAAATGTTAAAAAACTTGAATCTAGATACCCTCATGGAAAGTTTGATGTTCATTATTCAGAAAATCGTCAAGAAGGCGATCTATAATGAAGGTGGTAATTTGGAGTAAACCAGACTGTCCATTTTGTGTGCGAGCTAAACACGAGTGTGATAAACGTGGTATCGCCTATGATGAAAAATTAATTGGATTTAACGGGCTAACCAAAGAAGATTTATTAAGTGTAGCCCCCAATGCAAGGTCAGTTCCACAAATTTTTATTGATGGACAATTGATTGGAGGTTATACTGAGTTAATGAAATCGAGCGTTCTCGATTCACAATAATAAGGAGAATTAGCTATTGGCTAACGGAAACGGGCATCAAAAGCCTCTTAAAAAAGTCAGAATTGACGATCTCTTAACTTTCTCACCTATAACTGAAAATCAAACAATTACGTATGAATCTTATAAAAAAGATAAACATCTACTACTTCACGGAATAGCAGGTACGGGTAAAACATTTCTTTCTCTTTATCTAGCATTAGAAGAAGTATTAGATCCTTCTACTGTATATGACGATGTATTTATTGTTCGTTCAGTTGTTTCTACTAGAGACATCGGATTTTTACCTGGTGATGAACAAGATAAAGTATCTTTATATGAAGCACCTTACCGATCAATATGTAGTGAATTATTTAACTACAAAGAATCATATGACGCTCTTAAGCAACAAGGTAACGTAAAGTTTATGAGTACCTCTTTTATACGAGGAATCACTATTAATAATGCAGTTGTTATAGTAGATGAGTGTCAAAATTTAAACTTTCATGAATTAGATAGTATTATCACAAGAATAGGTAAAAACTCAAAGATAATTTTTTGTGGTGACTACACTCAAACAGATTTAACCAGAGAGAATGATAAACGTGGGATACTTAACTTTATGAACATTCTTAGTTCATTAGACGAATTTAGTACAGTTGAATTTGGTGTAGACGACATAGTTAGAAGTGATTTTTTAAAGTCATATATTATTGCAAAATATGAATTAGGATATGCATAAGTCGTATAAAGATAATTGGGATAACAAAACACTAAATTATGATATAAAAAGATATAACTTTAGTGAATGGGTTCTTAACGTAATTCAACAGGATTATCCAAATCTTACGGATTTACAGTATTTACATACTTGTGTTATATCTGAAAACTTAGTAAATATTACAGATAAAGTTCAAAAATCATTCGCTGCTAAGTCTTTTGGTAAAATGATAGATGACTTTGCCGAAGAATATATCAAACCGTTAATAGGTGATAATAAGTACTTGGTTAAAAGGTTCCCCACTCTCAACTTAGTGGTTCCAAACCAAGAAAAACTTGGTCGTAGATTGCATTTTCATCAAGGAATTTTCTATAACAATGGAAGAGGACAAGGTACTATCTGGATGCCTTTAACTAATTGCTATGAGTCTAATTCCATGTGGATTGTAGGATACGAAGACTCAAAGAATATAACAAAAGAAGTAGTGCAATACAAAACATCACAGGACATCTTTGAAAAGATGAGCTTAGATAAAGCATTTCCTGTAACATTGTCTCCTGGGCAAGCTCATTTATTTCATCAAGAGCATATACATGGTAACATAAATAATAAAACAAACATCACTCGAATGGCTATAGACTGGCATGTTCTAGTAGAAGGCGAAGAGTTTAATGGTAGGTATCCAGGAGGATTTTTTAGATTACCAAAAGAGTACGAACAAGAAAAGGTAAAAACGAATAATGCCTCAATTTATTTATCTAATAATAGTCATTTTGATAAGCATATTCCTCTTCATATACAACGTAATTATATTGTAAACTACTGTGAACAAAATAATATCCAGTATTCAGGATATGTGTTTGAAAATGAACATCTAGAGCATCTACCTATACTAGAAGATATGATTAATAAGAGGCAAAACGTCATTATGCTAAGTATATACTCTCTACCTAACGATAAAGAGTTAAGAAATTATTATTTGGACTTGGCAATTAATAACAATGTTGATATAATTTTTGTAAATGAATTGTTAAAGCTATCAAAAGACAGCCTTGCTAACATTAACACATACTTAGAATTCGGTTTTAAACAAAAGGGGTGGCACTCGTGGGAGTCTTAAATGTTTCTTAAAGAAGTAAAGATAAATTATGACTTTGATTTTATCTACGATATCGAGTGGGAGCAGTTTGAGCACGACTGTTTAGGGCATCAAAAAACAGAACTCAAAGATATTCACGATAAAATTGGTGGCTTTCCAAAATCTCTAACGCACTATAACACTATGTTTTATCAGAAATTTTTTGATAACAGTGAAATAGACTACACAGATTTAGGTAATCAATTAGGTATAGAAGCGATTACAGTATCTATTATAAAACAACCCCCTGGCATGACAAATCCTATGCATCGTGATACTTTTTATCAGATTAATAAGAAATTTCCTAACGAAGAAAGAATAAAAGTCCGAGCTAATCTACAACTATTAGATTGGAAAGCAGGACACTTTCTTCAGTTTAATGACACAGTAGTTACGCATTGGAAAGCAAATACTGGCTATATGTGGGATTCCACCGTTCTTCACTTAGCAGCAAACGCAGGTTTAGAAGATCGTTATTCTCTTCAAGTTTCAGGATTTCTCAACTCTTAATGGCTAGATACACAAATCTTCCTGATAATAAAAATAAACCTTTTGGGGGCGCTTACAGTGTTTACGATAGTGACACTGTTTATATGCGAGACTATTTAGTTCAGAAATATGCTGTTAATAGTTCATACCATGATTTTGAAAGTATTAAACAAGACTATTTTAGTCAGTTTAAATATTTTTTATCTGACCCCCATAAATTAACTGGCTTATCTATGTATAAACATGCCTGTTTTACCCAAGGCACAACAGAGTCATTTGCTCATTTTTATACCAGATATAGAAATAAAAATAGACTTAGATTAGCCCGTGGTGAGTATTTTTATCACCAAATGATTAAATCTATGTACTTTTCTATGCGCTTTGATTGGCTAGAAGATGATGAGCTAAAGTCAGGAGATGTTCTGGTTATAAGTGCACCATTTTCTGATACCTGCGATCTCTACCCAAATCTTGAACAAATTTTAACAGAATGTGATGACAAAGAAATTCCAGTGCTTCTTGATTTAGCATATATCAATATAGCTACTGAAATAGAAATTGATTTATCGCATCCCTGCATAGAATACGTAGTTTCTTCCCTATCAAAAGTTTTTCCTGTAGAAAATTACAGGATAGGTATAAGACTACAAAAAGAAATGTTTGAAGATCCTTTATACGTTATTAACGAGCCATACTATAATTACATCAATATGTGCAGCGTATATCTTGGGCTTGGACTAATGCAAGAATTTAGTCCTATGTATATATACGATAAATACCAACCTAAACAAGACCTATACTGTAAATTATACAATTTAGAGAAAACTAAATGTGTCTACTTTGGTCTAGACACCGCTAATGAATATCCTGAGTACAATAGAGGAAGAGACACTAATCGTCTTTGCTTTTCAAGACTCTGGGATGGGAGAATGACTTTTGACATGTAATAATGACTGGGATCCCCTAGAAGAAATCATTGTAGGGACTGCTGACTACTCTACTATTTCTATTCCTAATATCAGCACAATGAAATGTCAATTTCCTGAGTATGAAGAGTCTTTTATCAAAGAGTTTACTGGTTTTTATCCAGATCAAATTATTGAAGAACAAAATGAGGATTTAGAGAATTTATCAGATGTACTCAAAAGTTTGGGGGTTGTAGTTCATCGTCCTGATACTACCTATGCTACAGCTGAAACTAAATCTCCTACATGGCATGGAAAGAATTGGCATTATCATTGCCCTAGAGATTTAACTCTTGTTGTCGGTGACACACTCATCGAAACACCGTCTCCTATTTGGAATAGACAGTTTGAAACTTGGGCTTATAGAGAAATATTTACGAAGCTTTGGAATGAAGGTTATAATTGGATTAAAGCACCCGTCCCACTGCTTTATGATGAAAACTATAAGGAAGATACTAAAGGCGTTCCTTCATTACACAATGAAGAAATACTTTTTGAAGCTGCTAATTGTGTTCGAGTGAATAATGACATACTATATCAAGTATCGAACACAGGTAATGAAAATGGAGCTAAGTGGTTACAACGAGTTCTTGGAGATTCTTATAAGGTACATTTAGCAAAAGATCTTTATTCTTATGCACACCTTGATAGTACTATTGTTCCTATTAGAGAAGGTCTTGTATTATATAATGCTGATAGGGTGACTCCCGAAAACGAACCTGAACTATTTAAGAATTGGGATAAGATATGGATTAATGAGTGCGTAGGCCCAACTACACCTCCACTTGGTCTTCCATGGGGAGCTAGTGAGTGGATTGGTATGAATCTACTCAGTGTCAATGAGAATCTTGCTATCGTAGATAAGAAACAAACACAGATTCATGAAAGACTTAATTATTTTGGTGTTGAGACTATCCCTCTTGAATTAAGGCATGATAGAATTATAAGCGGAGGATTCCATTGCGTGACACTGGATCTAAAAAGAACAAGCTTGTAGTATGTGGTGAAAGTTTTAGCTATGGAACAGGGGCTAAACATTGGCCTCGTATAGTTTCAGATTTCTATGATTCAGAATTAGTTAATCTTGCCATAGTAGGCTGTAGTAATTATGCTATATGTTTTCAACTACAACACGCATTAAACACTCTAAGTTCTGATGATTTTGTTATCATATCATTAACTTCTGCTGAACGTTTTGAGATAGATGATGACGAATTCTCTATACCCGTTTCTGTAGAAGATTTTAGGCAGAACATAGACGAAATCAAAGACTCACCTTTCTCTAAGTCTCCTACTATAACTTCGGGTAATTTATCGTCTCAATTACGTAATTATCAAATAGAACAGATGAAAAAATATTTGATGAGTAGCTCGTATAGACTGTCTGCGCAATATCAATCTTGGTGCTTGCAACATCTCATTTCATCTTTACCCTGTGATTATCTATTATATAGAAATATTTATCCTCGCTATCATGAGGATGTAAATAAGTATTCCAATGAACATTATTTTGGGTTAGAATCATATTTAATAAATTCTGGTCCTTACGACTATGAAAAAGAACACGTAAGAACAACAAATCACTTATCTGACAAAGAAAATAAGCTGTTTGCCGATAAAGTGATAAAGGATATGAATGGCGCATAATAAAAGTAAAGCTAAAGGTTCAGCTTATGAACAAAAAATAGCTACAAGACTTTCAAGTGAGTTCAACAAAGAATTTAGGAGAGTGCCTTTATCAGGGGCAATTGATTACCTAAAAGGTGATATTTGGACGCCTCATGACACTGCCTGGTGGCCCTACGCTATCGAATGTAAACACTACAAAAATATTGAGTGGAATAACTTATTAACTTCTAAAACTACAGATATGCTACAATTTTGGAAACAAACAGTTAGAGAAGCAGAAGTGATGAAGAAGAAACCTCTTCTTATTTTTAGATGGAATCGTTCAAAAGACTTTGTCGCATTTGATGATGATACTGAAGTGCCGTTTTATGTTGAAGTAAAATCTTTTGGATGTCACTTTAAAATTACAAAACTTGATGACTGGATTATGTCTGTTAAAAAACAAACTAACCTTGCTTAATTGTTAATAAATTGATATA